TATTTTGAAATTATGGGTTCATCTGGGTCTACAAGTAATGGCTATGCAGTTTGTGCTGTAATAAGTAGTACATTAACAAGAGGCAATCTTTGGTTTAAAACAGAAAAAAGAGCAACACCAACAATTACTGTCGCAGGAACTTGGTATTCTTTACCACAAAGCATAACGGCATCCGCATCCTTTTTTCCTTCAAATACTTACAATACAGGAATTGGACAAACGTGGAGTGGGTTGACTGTTGGGCAAGCATCTTATCTTTATGATGGTGGTAGTGGTACAAGTCGTGTCTTAATTTCTGCGGAGCTATAAATATGTATAAACTATTAAACAACTTAATAAATACTAGCCCTAGTACAACAGTTCTTCGTATATCAGATGGTGCTTTTATCCCATTTGACCCAGCAAACACAGACTACCAGGAATACCTAGAATGGGTAGCTGAAGGTAACCAACCAGAGGAAGCAGAATGAGCGTAACAATTAACGGCATAGGTTTTGTAGAAAACAGTACCACACTGGATCAAGACTACACACTAGCAGATGATAGAAATGCAATGACTGCTGGTCCTGTTACTGTAGCTGATGGTATTACAATAACAGTAGGCGATGGCTCTACGTGGAGTGTCGTATAATGGTAACTAAAGTTTATGGCACACAAGGTGTGGATAAGGTACAAGACAATGTTATTGCTACAGCTGACTTACAGGACGGTGCAGTTACCGCAGCTAAAATAGCTAGTGGGGTTGCTGGTACTGGTCCAGCGTTTAGTGCTTATTTACCTTCTAATCAAACTATTTCTTCTGCAACATGGACTAAGGTAACTTTATCAGCAGAAGATTTTGATACAGCTAATTGTTTTAATACATCAACATATCAATTTACTCCAACAGTTGCTGGATATTATTCTATTACTGGTTCTGTATATGGAGGTGCTGGTGGAAATTTACAAAATTTCTTTGTTAGAATATCTAAAAATGGAACATCAGTTTCAGAATTTGGTGATGCTTATACATCAGCAATTTTAGATGATGGTTTTAGAAGTAATACAATGTTAGTTTATCTTAATGGCTCTACTGATTATATGGAATTATATGCGTATCAAACAGGGGGTGCAACAGGGTTATATGGAAATGGTAGTAATCCCAGCACAAGACTTTCAGGCTTTTTAGCGAGGGCAGCATAATGATTTTATATGAAAAAATAATGGCTATCTATCCACAACTAGAACAACAAGATTTCTTAACAACTATCCAATTACAAAACGATTCAGATGGCAAAGGTGACTACATTAAAGAATGGAATCATCCTACATTAGCAAGACCAACAGATGAGGAACTTGCATGAGTACAGTAAAATCAAAAAAACTACAAGTCGGAACAGATGCTACAGCTACTAATAACTTCACCATCTATCAACCAGCAACACCTGACGGAACATTAAGGATTGGTGTAGGTAATGCAGATAATCCTACAGAGGTAGGACAGTTCAATGCTAATGGATATAAACCAGCTACTGCTCCAGCGTTTAGTGCTTATCCAACAGCTCAACAAACTCTATCTTCTGCTGTTGCAACAGTAGTTGTTTTAGATGCAGAAGAATTTGATACAACAAGTCGCTTTAATAATACAGGCAGCACAGTAAATGGAATACCAGCATATTCTTTTATGCCTAATGTTGCTGGGTATTATATGTTTTCAACAACAGTAAGTAATGAAGTTTCTGTAAGTTCATCTAGATTTATTGTTTTGATTAACAAAAATGGTGTAGCAAATAGAGCTTTTGATTATCAAAATACTGGTACTTTTAATGCACCAGGAACAATCTTATATTATTTAAATGGGTCAACTGATTATGTTAATTTATCAGCATATGTTGCTGCAACAACAGCAAAATTAAATAGTCCATTTAGTCAAACTAGATTTCAAGGGTTTCTAATACAACAAGCTTAAGGAAATAAAATGACACTTTACGAAAAAATTAAAACACTTTACCCAAGTTTAACAGAAGAAGACTTTGTACCAACTACAGGCACAATCATGCTTCAGAATGACAGCGATGGTAATGGTGACTATATCAAAGAATGGAATCACCCTACATTAGCTAAGCCTACACAGGAACAATTAGACGGAGTTCAGTAATGACTATTAGTATAAAACCCACAGCATCTGGTTCAACGATAGAACAAGACGGAAGTACCATACTTACTGTTGACGGCAGTGATAATGTAACGGTAGCTAATGACTTAACAGTATCTGGAACTATTAGCGGAACAGGCACAAGCCAATGGACAACTTCAGGTTCTAATATATCTTATACTACTGGTAATGTAGGTATTGGTACTAGTAGTCCTGTTTCTAGGTTACACATTTCTGCAAGTACAAACGCATCAAGAACAATAACGATAGAAGACCCTGGATCTGGTGCTACAAGTGAAATAATGAGCACTGCATCTGGCGGTCTACCTAGTCTTGCATTTAAAACTGCAGGCACAGAACGCATGCGTATAGACTCTAGTGGACGAGTTCTTATTGGTGGAACTAGCTGGGTAGGTGGTGGTTCTACAGATTCTGGATTGCAAATTGACATGAACACTTCAACAGATGCGACATTTGGATTAATTGTTCGCAATGGCAGCAATGTTGAAAGTTTTATTCATAAAATGAATGGCTCAACATATAACACTACTGGTACTTTTGGCAGTATATCTGACAGACGATTTAAAGAAAACATTGTTGATGCTACATCTAAATTAGAAGAAGTAAAACAGTTACAAGTTCGCAACTTTAATTTAATTGGTGAAGAAGAAAAGTATCTAGGTTTCATAGCACAAGAGATTGAACAAGTTTTTCCAAATATAGTGGACACTCAAGCTGAAAGAACTCACGAAGAAACAGACGATGATGGCAATGTGACTACTGTAACAACTCCTGAAAAGAAGTTGGTAAAAACTACAGTTTTAATTCCTATTCTTACTAAAGCACTACAAGAAGCTATTACCAAGATAGAAGATTTAGAAACAAGAATACAAGCATTAGAAAGTAACTAATGTTTGGCTTTCAATCATTTTCGGAAGCTCCTTATAGTACCGTAGGTGGAGCAGTTGCCAAGCTAGGCTCTGCATCTATCACAGGGGTAGGCACAGTTGTAGCTAACTCTACAAGAGTAAGAAGCTCATCAGGATCTATATCCGCTATAGCTACGCTAACAGCTGACAGCATTAGAATACGTCTTGGATCAGGAGATATTACCGCTACAGCATTAGTGTCAGCATTAGGTGGTTTAGTTAACGATGCTAACGGATCTATCACTGGAAGAGCTACCGTTACTTCTAATGCAGTTTATATAGCATTTGGTGAAGGCGACATAAGTGGTGCTGCAACGCTTACAGTGGCTCTCTCAGGCTCTATCATATACTCTAATGCAAGTATTGCTGCTGAAGCTACATTAACCGCAGACGGCTTTAAAATAACTTTTGGTGATGCAAGCGTTACTTGGACAGCAGAGTTAACCGCTCTTGGTGGATTGGTTGCAAATGGTCATGCAAGTGTAGAAGGCATAGCAACAATAACTGCCTTCTCAAGCGTAACAAGATTTGCTGATGCTTCCATTACCGCAACAAATACCGTAACCGCAAAAGGATACATACTTGGTGAGGAGTGGAGTGATGTAACGTATGACACAGAGGCATGGACTACTACCGTTCCTGGAAGTAGTGTTTGGACAGATTCAACAGTAGGTGATAACGATTGGAAACGAAAAGGATAAAACATGGCAAAAACTAAAATATCAGAATACGATTCAAATGCTTCAGGGAATACCGATATTAACGGTATTAACATAAATGAAGGATGTCCCCCCAGTACGATCAATAACTCAATTAGAGAGTTGATGTCGGCATTAAAAAATATGATTACAGGTGCTGATGGCGATAGTATGGTTGTAGGAAGCAATCTTACCGTAAACGGCACAACCGTATTAACTGGTAATGCTACTGCTCCTACGCAAATAGCTACCGATAACTCTACAAAAATAGCAACAACAGCTTATGTACAAGCAAAGACTGGAGCATTGGGCACAATGTCAGCACAAAACGCTAACGCTGTAGCTATAACAGGTGGAACAATAACAGGTGCTACTGTTGGCGGTGTAACTATTGGTACTAACGCAGGTGGAGTAAGAACGGTATCTACCAGTTCACCTACAGGTGGATCTAATGGCGATATTTGGTATATTGTTTAATCATGAGTATATACGTCAAAGATGATGGTACTTATAAAAAGTCTAACTTTATCCACATCAATCAGGGTGGAACTTGGTCTGAAGTAAAGGCAGTATTTGTTAATGATGGCGGTGTATGGAAAGAAGCGTATGTTGTAGAGGTTAATGTTAGCCTAACTGGGTTAGTACAAGACTTTAATTTGTGGAATCAAGTAGTATCACAGATAGGCACAAAGACTTACAAGGTCATTGCTAACGTCACTATGGCTACTGGAACTAACATTGTATCTACATCTAACACATCCCCTGCTTTTAATGTAGGGTCTTTCCCAGCCAATAGTATTATTAACTTAAATGTTAGTAGCGGATCAAGCATTACTGGTCGTGGTGGTAATGGTGGCAAAGGAAGTAACTCTGAAGGATGGGCAGGAACTGGCTACGCAGGTAGTCCTGGTGGAACAGCTATTTACACTAGACACACACTCAACCTTACCAACAACAACCTTGTAGGTGGCGGTGGTGGCGGTGGTGGTGGCGGATCAGGCAGAGTAGTTTATCATGGTGCTGGTAACGGTGGTGGTGGTGCAGGTGGCTACCATAATGCAACAAACGCTAACCTACAAACCCCTCCAACTGGAACTGGAAGCACGGCTATACCTGCTGGATATGGCGGTATAGGTGCAGGAATAAATTGTGATAGATATTGTGCTCCAAGAGCTGGTGACGGAACATTAACAACAGGTGGTGCTTTTAGTTATGGCTCTACTGGTTCAGATAGACCAGGCGGTAACGGTGGTAATCTAGGTCTTCCTGGTGCTAACGGTTCTCAACAAGCTGGTTATACACTATACGTTGGTGGAGCAGCTGGTAACGCAATAGATGGCTCATCTTACACTAACATCATAACAGCAGGCACAATACTAGGAGGTCAAGTAAATTAATGTCTAACCAAAGAATCCAGTTTACTGAATGGCTACCAGATCAACCTGCTAATGCAGGCTCACTGAACGATGCTAAAAACGTATTCCCTGTAGCTATAGGATACGGTGCATTTCCTAGTGCAGAAGATTACTCTAACTCTGCTACTGAAAACCTTAATAGTGTCTTTGTTGCCAAGTATGGTGATAACGTACAAGTATTTGCAGGCAGTGCTACAAAGCTATTTGTTTTAGATAACACCACACTTAATTTAACTGATGCTTCTAAAGCTGGTGGTTATGGTGGTAACAGCACATGGAAATTTGAACAATTTGGTCAAGTGGTGCTTGCTACCAATAATTCAGAAATAATACAGGCATGGACTATTGGTGTATCCACAGTCTTTGCTGATGTTTCTGCAACAGCACCTGTAGCAAAAGATATAGCGATTGTTAGAGATTTTGTGTTTGCTGCTAACATTTCTACTGGCGATGAATTTGACAAAGTACAATGGTCGGATATTTCGGATGAAACCGATTGGGTGTCTGGTCCTACAAGTCAAAGTGATTACCAAATTATTCCTGATGGCGGAAACATTCAAGCAGTAACGGGTGGTGAGTTTGGTATTATATTCTTAGAAAAGACATTGGTACGTGCATCGTATGTCGGCTCTCCTTTATTCTTTCAGTTTGATACTATTTCTAGCGGATTAGGTTGTTTAGAGGGTAACTCGGTAGCACAGTATGGTAACTTGAGTTTCTTCTTATCTGATGATGGTTGGTATAGCACCGATGGTCAAACAGTTAACGGGATTGGAACGGAGAAAGTAGACAGATATTTCTTTGACCATGCAGACCTT